CCAGTTGGCATAGCCATACTTCTCGACATTGGCTGCTTGTTGTGCTTCGTGTTCTGCCCGCTTGTCTTCACCCATGCTGCCTGATACAGTATCACGCAGAGCCTGTGGCACTGGAATGAACTCATCCAACAAGCGTCCATCATTGAACGCTGTTCGCACCCGCTCAATCATAGCAGGGTCATCGTGGTAGATCTCTACCGAGTTGTTGCACCAATTAGGCATTGTGTTTCTCCTTAACCGAATTCATACATATGTTGAGCAGTGCTGGGATCTAACTTGACTAGATCAGTTGCAGCCGCTGTGAGCTTGGTGTAACGAGCACGGACCTGGCTCATAGGCAGCTCGCCGTCACAGCTCAAGTTCTCTGGGCTCAGCTCGCAGTCAATGCTCTCTGCTACACGCTTGCGGCCAGCCGCAGTGTTGATCTCATACAGGGCGTCTGTGCGCTTGCCCATGAACAAGGACATATACTTGTTCTTGTCCTCTACATACTTTTGCAGTGCTTTCATAGTTGCTCCTTTGTGTGTGTAAGTGTTAATTATACTGTCAAATGCGGAACTTGTCAATAACCCTATCAGCTTCCTGGGTATTAACGATCTCGTCCAGGAATGCTAGGACCAACAGTTCTTTAACCAATTCGCACTCGCGACGCTCTGCTCTGGGCAAGGTGGCAATGAACGCATCAACGCCTTCCTTAGAGCTGATGGCCCACATGATGTCTGCCAGTGCCATTTGTTTAGGGCTCATGCCTTGGATCTCAATCATTATGCTGTCCTTTGTGTTTGGGTTGACGTTTAAATTTGACTTTGCTCTCAACTACCTTCTGCTTGAAAGGCGTGCCAGCACAGAACAGAATGATGTGCTCTCTGTGCTTTTTTGGGACTTTGATTGTGATCTTCATTGTGTGCTCCTTACTATGTTTCTATTATAGCGCACTTTGGCTCCTTCGTCAACCAAAATAATCCAGTTTAATCCAGTGTGTATTCCAGTATTGTTGTTTTTATGCCACACCGCGCACTCGTCAAAAAAATCCCCTAACTGGCCGGGAGCGAATCGGACTTACGGGCTAGGGGAGTCAAAAGCCCTTGCGGGCTTTTACTTGTTGCATCTACTCTGGGAGCGAATCAGCTTCGACGCATACAAGATACTTCTGCAACCCTCGTCCAACGATCGGGGAAGCTCTTTTTAAGGTCTGCTAGCTTGAGCACCATACGTAGGCTCAGCTCGCGCAGTTTCTTCTTGTTGTTATCGATAAAGTCCAGGATCTCATCAACGTCCCAAGGCTTGAACTCGTATTCATCTAACATACCGTCTTCAACGATCTGTTTAATGCGCAAGACCTTCTCACGCTCTGTGTCAATAGTCAAGTCCAAGTAGTGGCAGCGACTTTCCAGTGCCTCTAAGTGATCCTTCAGCTTCTTGCTCTTAACGTTTTCAAACTTGATGTTGGTAATAAAGATAGCACCACCCTTGAACTCAAAGCTGTTGGGCACACCCTCTGAGCGTAGCAAACGGCTGTCAGTGTTCCAGTGGATCATACGCTTCTTACCGCTGTCCAGAGCTGCCTTAAGGATGTTCAAGCTCAAGTCGTCCAACAGCACTGAGTCACAGTCATCGAACACTAGTATTGACTTCTTATCCTGGAACTCGTAGAGCTTCTTGTAGAGCCCAATGGCTGACATTGCACCCTTGACCACTTCATACTTCTTCAGCTTCTCGTTCTGTGCTACAGTGGCGAACACATCGTGTTTGGCCAGCACAGTCTCCACACCAAAGCTCTTGCCCACACCCGGGGGTCCAGTGACAATCATAGCTCGCACGTCGCCCTTCTTAACGGCACGTGTCATCTCGTCTAGGATGTCAAAACGCTCACGCAAACGTGTCTTGATCTCGTCGTCTGACTCTGTGAGATTCTTTTGCACAGCAGCCTGCTCTAGGCTCAAATGCATTGCGTTGCTAGGCTTCTTGTCCAACATGTTCATAGTTACCATTTTACCCATTTAGTTCGCTCCTAAGTGTTTGTGTCTAAGTGTCTATTATACTGCCAACAGCAGAGGCTGTCAACTATTTACTGTATCAAATGGGCTAAAATCTTCTGTGGAATCTTCCACATTCATCGCTGCCAGCGCACCCAATACAATCTCAATTGGACAGTTCAATTCCTCTGCGATTGCACGGCTATTGAAGCCTTCAATGTAGAGTTCCTGAATGTCGTAGGATAAGTCTTTCATCATGCTCATGCTGTTTCCTCTTGTGCAATACGATCTTGTTCGTCCATAATAGCCTGTTCTAACTCAACATAGGCGCCGTCGTGATCTGAAACAAACCAAGTGGCCTTGCCGTTGACGTTGCGCAGGATGTAGTCGTATTCCTCATACTGGTGATGAGCCAAGTAGTCCTGGAAGTCAACAAACGACTTCTTCTCCGCACCCGTTTCGCCTCTGTCGCGTCCGTAGAACGTAGTCATCTCGCCGTAGAGGAAATCGTATGCAGTTTGATCCAATGTTGTGCCAAAGTGACTGAAGGCATGCTTAGTGCCAATGGTGGGCTTGAGTGAGCTGATGTCTCCCAAGTCAATCAAGTCACGCAAGATGAAAGGATTGATATAGTGCTTCTGCAGGATCTGGCCGTTGTGTGCCAAGTAGCCGTCCCAGTGGCAGTATACCTGCTCTACTGTGCCGTCTGCAAACTCTAACGCGATTGTTGAACGTGTTCCCATTTAGTGCTCCTAGTGTGTTTGTGTAAGTGTTAATTATAGCGTGTTATGACACATCTGTCAACTGGATGTCAGCAATAACCCTATCCTCATCATGGATATATGTAAGGAATACTTTAGTGCTGTCTGTGCCGCCCTCTACTTGGAACACAGCTTGATAGCAAAGTTGGCCGCCGTTGGTGATGCCCAAGAACTTGCATGACGTGAAGTTAGGACCACGCCAACCCGCTTGTTGTGCCGCTTTGGTTAGATACTGTGGGCTGTATGAAGTTAGGACTTCAAGGGTTTCTGCTGTGATCATATGGGCTCCTTGTGTTTGTGTATTCTGTAGTCTTAATTATAGCACCAGTCTTGTAGTCTGTCAACACAAACCGCATGCCTGGGCGATACCGTTGTAGTTCTACCATAGCCTTGCAGGCCCTGGCCTTGCTGTATTCTTCACCCCAATAGTGTCCGGAATACAGCTTGTCTTTGTAATACATTTGGCAGACATAGTTATACATATCAGCACTCCGGATCAAAGTCTGCCCACTCCTGGGCTTCGTCGGGCTGGCCGTCCCTCTCGCACTCGTCCTCAAGTTCCTCTGCGGCAGTGAGGAAGTCTTCGCACATTGAGAACAGCTCTTTGAAGGCACGTTGCTCTGTTCGGTTCAGTTCGCGCAAGAACTGGGGTCCTTCTTCGCGCATGGCTTCCATTACTTGCCCTAATGCGTTGAGAGTGTTCTCACACATACAGTAGGACATATTTGGGTAGTTTGACATGGTTCGCTCCTTGTTACTTACTAAGCCTTAATTATAGCACAACCAGGGTGGCCTGTCAAATCCAAGCCTTAACTAACCCTACAACACATGTGGTCATTGCCACAATGTTAACCATCATCTGTGGCTTATTTGCCACACGCACAGCCCATGCTAAGAAGCAGACAGTGCCCACAGCAAATGCCACAATGTTCCACAGATCCTGGTGATACTGTGAACCCAAGGTGTTCAGCACGTGACCACAGATGATGGCCACCGCACCCGTCCACTGTAGGGCATCATCTAGTTGCTTGTAGCTTAGGATCATGCAAACTCCTCTTCGACCAGAGTTAACATATTGGCCGGCACACGCCACAGACCTTGTGCGGTCTTCACTGTGACATACTTGATGGCAATCTTCACTACCACACCCGTTACATTCATGCCGGTCTTGCTGGATGTGAAGTTCACGTTGTCCCCAACAGCTAACGACGCTTTGGTCAGCTTGGCCAGTGTGGCCCGACGCCACTTAACAGCATCAATTATGCTGGACAACTCTGTGTTGGTCCAATCACCAAACATGATAGCTTGGTTAACTTCTTGTATAGTTCTCATAGCCGCTCCTTTGTGTGTAAGTGTTAATTATACTGTCAAACCGTTTCAGCGTCAAGTTCCCAGCTGATGTCCTGGAACTTCTTATAGAGTCTATAGACATCCTTTTTAGCCGCTGTCAAGGCCTGATCAATAAGGTCTTCTGCTGTGCCGTCTGTGAGCACTTCTCTGGCGTCTTTGTATAAGCATCCACCCAGGAACTCTGAGCTGAGTTCGATGTTCTCAACCATGACCCGCACCCGCAACATGAACCAGTCCAAGTTGCCAGACTCGATGTCGCGATACATGTCTTTGAGATCAAAGCAGGCGTCATCGAAACAGTCCTTTGGGTCCAAGTCTTCCCAGCTCTTGTCCACAATAACATCAAAGCCATTGCGCTCGTATACAGCCAATTCGTCGTAGTATCTAGTCATTACATGGTCCAATATAGTTCGCTTGAGGGATCGCATGAACGAGGTGTGTCATGCGCTATTTGAATGTCCTTGCCCGTCATCAAGTTTCTAACGGTTTTCATCGAAGGCACACACTCAAAGCGGTAGCCGTCTTTGGGCAAGTAGAGCCAATACAGGTTCTCAACTTCATGCTTCATGCCCTCTGCAGTTCGGTCTGTCCAAACAGTGGTGCTAACCAACCGCTCGCCGCTCTTAGTGCGCCGATCAGCTTTGTAAATATACATGGTGTAGTCTTGTTTCATTTCAGCTCCTTTGTGTGTCTATGTGTGTATTATAGCAGTCTCTGAAGAGTCTGTCAATAACCCTTCAAAGATACTGGTCATTCAGCTCTGGCTCAAACAGCTTGACCAACTCACGCTCGTAGGCATAAGCCTCCTTACGACCACGCACTATGTCTATCACAGTGTGAGTCCAAGTCATAGCCAATCCACCTGACTTCAAGTAGATATACAAGGCCCATAGTCTGTTCTCGTTACGGGCACGTGACTTGTGCTTTCTCCAACGCTCTGCGACAACCTTGTCTGCATTAGGCAAGCTCTTACGTGTGAGTCCAATGTAGCTGTCACCACGCTCTGATGTCATAGCGTATATGATATAGTTACAGTCTTCTCTAGGTGTTCTACGTGTCATTGCCGGTGCTCCTTACTAGTCTCTATTATAGCACGGCCAAGCCAATGTGTCAATAACACAGATT